CTATGCAGCTGGTCATTTACACACCAATCTTGACGGCCATCTGCCCAAATACGAGCAGGTCCATCCAGTCTATGCAGCTGGTCATTTACACACCAATCTTGAGTGCCATCTGCCCAGATAGTGTGTTTGGGTTGAGGTGTCATAGAAATGTCATGACAAATTGAGTTTGTACAGCTGTATCCCAAGGCCATGATATCCCTTGTTGTTGCTGCCATGCTCGAACCTCCTCAGTGATATTTTGCCCTAGCATATACCATTGTTGTCGTCCATCCGAACCTATCCAAGCAGGACCATCTGTTCTATGTCGTTGCCCATTGACCCACCATTCTTGAGTGCCATCTGCATGGATATAAGCAGGTCCTGCTGTTCTATGCAGTTGATTATTGACAAACCATGCTTGATATCCATCTGCCCAGATAGTGCGTTTGGGTTGAGGTTTCATAGAAATGTCAGTGCAAATTGTGCTTGTGTTGCCTGATCCCAAGGCCATGATATCCCTTGTTGCTGCTGCCATGCTCGAACTTGATCAGTGATATCTAGATCATTGATATACCATAATTGAGTGTGATCTGCATAGATACAAGCAGGACCATCCAGTCTATGCGGTTGCCCATTGACATACCATAATTGAGTGTGATCTGCATAGATACAAGCAGGACCATCCAGTCTATGCGGTTGCCCATTGACATACCATTCTTGACCACCATCTGCCCAGATACAAGCAGGACCATCGGTTCTATGTCGTTGCCCATTGACATACCATTCTTGACCACCATCTGCCCAGATACGAGCAGGACCATCTGTTCTATGTCGTTGCCCATTGACATACCATTCTTGACCACCATCTGCCCAGATACGAGCAGGACCATCTGTTCTATGCAGTTGATTATTGACATACCATTCTTGGCGACCTTCTGGATAAATTTTGTGTTGCAGTGTCATGTGGTGATAGTAACACAGTGTGTAACAATGTCAAGATCAAAAACCGCTGCGGGGACCAGATGTGTAAAACTGTGGCGCCAATGGCAGAAATGTGTCGTTGAGCAGCTGCGACTAGGTTACAGCACTGTTGAGACAAGGTTGTAGCATGATGGTAGAAGTGGTGTATCTGTGGGCCTAGAGGTAGACTCAAGTTGGTTCCTGTTAACAAGTTGATATCAAGAGTGAAAATTTGCGAAAAAAGCGCCTTTTCAACAGGGCAAGGAAAAGCACAAAAAACATGCAAGAGGCAGGCAAGCAAGCAGCCATCACAGGGTTGAAGTTGACGCATGGGCGTTAGATGGCAATGTTGATGTTGACGCATGGGCGAGAGGTAGAATGTGGGCGCAATATCACAGGGTCGATGTTGATGCATGGGCGCTAGGTAGAATGTGGGCGCAATATCACAGGGTTGATATTGACGCATGGGCGCAATATCACAGGGTTGATATTGACACTGTGGTGGGAGCCACCTCTCGTCCATGCTGCCCATTTTTTCATTTTGCATGTATAGACCTTGTGTAAACCGCTGCGGGGACCTAATTTTGATCCTGCAGGATTGTTGGGAAACATCACCACCGTTGACGAACCGCTGCGGGGACCTATCTGCATTTGCTGCAGAAAATCAGTGTCAGTGGGAAGAAAATAGTAAAATTTTTTCCTTATCACGTGATCTCGAGCAAAAATTTTTTCCAAAACCTGAAAATCAAGCTTGATCTCAGCAACAGTTGCGGGGACCTAGTTTTGCCAACAACATGACTATAACCGCTGCGGGGACCTAGTTTCAACCCTTGCGGGGACCTATAGTGTTGATCAGCATGTTGGTACAGCATTGATCAACAACAACACAGTTGATCACACACATGCACACACATCACTGATAGTATAACAGTGTATTCTATAGTTTGACATAGACTACCAACAACAATCAAGTCTACACACCAACATGTACACACATCACTGATAGTATAACAGTGTATTATCTATGATTTGACATAGACTACCAACAACAATCAAGTCTACACACCAACATGTACACACATCACTGATAGTATAACAGTGTATTCTATGATTTGACACTGTTTGACCAACAACAACTTTGTCTACACACATACTTGAAGCATGCAATGCAGGTCAAACAGTGGCAAGTCAGCTTGATCTTTAGATCACAGCAGCAATTTTATAATAGTCTTCATTGACCAATACTAGATGACTACTACAACAGCAGTGTTGTCATTGCAGCTTGTTGTGCTTGTATGGCCATAGCCATGCACAGTTGCTGGTGAGCAATGATTCTTTCCTGTTGTTTTACACAGTGACGGCCTCGGTTTTCATTATAAATGGTGTAGAATTTTTGTCAACTGTATTGTCAAACCCTTTCAAAATAAACTATACTACATAGGATGGTCATTGTTTGGCTGTTATAATACTATTGGTTACTGTCAAGTAATGACTTCTTGATTGTTACACCACCGCAATGATTGGCTATGGTTACGGTCAAGTAATGATCTCTTGGTTACACCACCGCAATGATTGGCTATGGTTACGGTCAAGTAATGACCAGCCACGGTTGCTGAACTGTGATGAAGATTTAGGTTGACAAACAGGCTTGGCTAGCGGCAGTGATGGTTGCAGATCTGCAACGTTGGCATCAGATTTTGGCCCTTTTCTGCGTGCAGTGCACTGTTCATGCTGTATAGTAGCAGGTTTGCCTGTGAAGTCAACCTCAAATAAGGGTTCCTAGATAAATAGTTTTGTTGAGGAAGATCTCACCAACCAACCTGCTTGCCCGGTATTGGACCGGATTGTCTGCCAGGCCACCGTGTGACATCATCATCATCTTGGCACAATATCAAGGCAATCAACTCAGGCACATTACAGGCACATTACAGGCAAGAGAAGCTGGACTCGGAAAAATGCAGAAACAACGGCGAGCCGGAAGCCAACCATAACTCACACCGGGTGTTGATCAAACCACCGCTTGACTGCGGAAGTTTTCGTGTTGACTACAGCATCGTGGGGCCACTGGTCTCGGCGATGCAGACCTGTCTCTACTGAACAAAACTCATTGACACTGGTCTTCAGCTGTGTTATATACACATCAGCAAACAAGGAGACTATCACATGGTCAAGCTCAAAGACATTCGTCCAGGCAGCATCGTCATGGTGCGTGGCAATTTCGGCACTGGTGCACCTGTTCGTGCAGTGGTTGACAGCGTGGAATCAAACATCAAAAACCACCTGCCTGGCATTGACTACACAGCTCAGGGTGCATCAACTGGACACTGGGCCTATCTACATCAAGTCAGTGTTGTGATACAATATTGACTTGACATAGAGTATTTCAACGCTATAATCAACAGCACAGCAAGGAGAGTTAAGATGGTCACACAGGCTATGATTGCTGCGGTGCGTGCGGATCGTCGAGTGGGTCGAGGATCATGTTCCGTCATCGACGAGTGCTATACCGATGCTGAGCTGGCAGAAGATCTAGGCAAGGCCGGCTGCACAACGGCCGCTGCTGCGGTGCGTTGGGCTCGCAAGCAGGATCGGCTGTGGCGTGAGCGTGAACGCGAGGTCTGCGCTGAAATCTTTTGAAAAGGGTTGACACTGTCCATGCTGGTGCTATAATGCACCAGCAAGCAAGGAGAACTGCAATGTCGCGTAAAGATCTACTGGCACAGGTGCTGGAACATTTGGAATCGGCACAACACCTCTGCGAAACCACCGCTGTCAAGCCTGACGATGACGATGAGATCTATCAGCTGTTGGTTGATCTCATTGATCTCTGCAACGACACCTTCAACCAGGAACTGGCTGCTTTGGCCTCATAAACACCCAATCTCTCAGTCTAGTGCAAGGCTCACAGTCAAGGTCAACATGGCAACATGTTGGCCTTGTCTCCGTCACAGGTATTCCTTGAAAGTGCCAGGTCCATGCGCTGGCGCAACGAATACACAGCACAAAAAAAGTGCTGCAAACAATCTTGCAGCACCTTGAGGTTCATGTGTGTTGTTATTGTTATTGTGGCAGCATCAATCCCACCAAAGCGTCACTTGTTTGTTGTCGGTGGCTTGCAAGCATTCGTTGGCTTTCATCTTGACCAAACAAGCCACAATCTGCGGCCAGGAGGTGGTTTTCTTGAAGGTGATCTTGACAGCATCGTCATTGACGATTTCCAAATCTTTGATCAACGTGAGATAGGGTTTGACCATCTCATTCAGCACCCACTATTCGGGATTTTCTTTGAAGACATTGGCAACAGTGTTAATCTTGTTAGACATGATGTTTTACCTTCTTTGTTACACCAGGCAAGATACTATATCTTGCAGGGTTTGTCAACCGCTATCAATCTAGATAATCAACGCACTCTGCAGAGGGTATGTTAAAGCGAAGCGAGTTTATGCACCAGCCAGTGTTGTTGGATATTTCATTGAGCAGGTCTTGCACTGTGTCATCGTCGTGTCGCTCAGTCAGCACTTTGACAATGGTTTGCCCAACGACATCGCTGTCAATGCTTTCAGCTTCCGTGCTGACTTTGCCATCGCATTCAAGATCGAAGTCAATGTCAACTTCGACAGTAAAACGAAACTTCATTGTTGAACTCCTTGCTTGCCTGTGCAGTATAGCACTGCTGAGTGGAATGTCAAGCGATCAATGACAGCATCAATGCCTTTCGATCATTTTCTGACAGGCATTTGGCCGCTGCGATAACAGCATCCAGACTCAAAGATGTGGTGCCTGGGGACGGAGCATTGTCTATCACCCGAGCACTGCCACTAATCTGAGCCTTGCCAGTGATGCGAGCATTGCCACCAACCACAGCACTGCCACTGACCAGAGCATCGTCGCAGACCCGAGCATCGCCGCAGACCAGAGCATAGCCTCGGACAACAGCCGTGCCAAAGACCCGAACATTTACACCCACATAGGCTGTATCAGCGACATGGGCGGTATCAGCCACCCAGCCGCCACCGGCGGAGTGCTGATGAGCAGCAACAGGTCCATTGCCATCTTCAAAGTCAAATGTGTTCATGAGTTCTTGCTCCTTGCTTGCCTGTGCAGTATAGCACTGCTGAGTGGAATGTCAAGTGGTTTTTTTAGTCGTCTTTATCCAACAGGATGATACCAGACTCTGCAATCAGTTGATTGATGGTGTCATCACAGGGCAGGTCTCCCAGAAAAATCAACCCAATATAGGCATCGTTGTTGTATCCCACCTCATACACCTTGACAGGATTGCCCATCACTGTTTCAAGCACAGATTGAATAAACTTAAAATCGTGGTAATCCACTGCCTGAATTAACTTGGGCAAACTAACTGTGATGTCCATGTTTGCTACTCCTGTGTTGATAAGGGCATGATAGCACATCCTACCCGGTTGTCAAGTGATTTTTAATCGCAACATTTTCATTGGCAAATCTGCTCTATGTCCTGAACTGATCGTCCAGCATTGCCCAACTTGATACGGCAGTCCAGTTTGGCACCTTCAAGGGCAAAGGTGCCAACTATAAGGGCAGAAGCACCCACTGCCACTATCCAGAGATAGATTTTTATTTCACTCACGACTGGCTCCACTGTTTGTCTGTGCAGTATAGCAGGTTATTGACACATGTCAAGTGATACTTCTATTCTTGCTCATAAAAAATCTTTAGCATCTGGTTAATGACATCATCAGGGGGTACCAGCCCACACTTGCTGTCAGCCACCATACGCCGAATTGCCCACACAGGCAAGCGAGCATCAATGGCTATTGCAGCAGCTTCTCGAACCTTGGCACGTCCAAATTCCCACTCTTTGCCCGAGTCGTCGGCAAAGTGATAGGCAGCCATGCCCAGTGCTTCTTTGAAGCCTGGATAGGCAGGATGCGGACACTCTGTGTCAGCACGCCAGGGCGAAATTGGGTTTATGGTCATTGTCACTGTCCTTTGTTTCAACAAGTGCATTGTAGCAGATATTTGCTGTTTGTCAACCACCAAACAGGGGCAGTTTCCTGCCCCTGTTGGCACTTTAGCGCACGCGCAACATCACAGTGTTGGCCATGCCTTCCCAGTCGCGATCGCTTTTGACCAAGCTTGCCAGCTGCAAGATAGTGCGAATGCTCAGTGTGCGAACACGATTGATATTGGCAGTGAGCCAACGCATCATAGTGGCAGCCTGATCACGTGCAAGATTGTTGTCTGCAAGGAACTCATCGCTGAACACCACTTGTCCAATACGTACCAACACTTCGCGCTTGTTGTGAATGCCCAAGTCCACATACAAGCAACGGCTCAGCAGTGCTTTGTAGTGCGGAGTCATCTTCTTTTCAGCTTCAATTTCAGCACTGAAGTCAATGTTGGTTACAAACGCAATAGAACCATTGAATTCAAACTGACGAGGAATACCTTCTCCTTCTAGCACACGGCTTTCTTTGTTCCAATGCACTCGGCGATTCTTGCCAGTGTCCAATGCTGCCTTCAGCAAGTTCAGCGCATCCAAGTCGCCAAAGATGCTGTCGCAGTCATCAATGACCAGCACGCTGTCAGATTCACTGCACTCAAACAGCTGACGATACAAGCCAATGGCACTCATGGCACCTTTGACACTTTGATAGCGAATTTTCTCTTGCTGTTCAGCTTGAGTGAGAGCTGTTTCCAGCGTGTAAGTCTTGCCGCAGCCAGCAGCACCGCTGACAATGACGCTGCGGATATGCCCATCGATGACACCTTGTGCCACCTTCTCCAGCACGGCAAATGTGTGCTTGATACGTTTGTCAATTTCGCACAGTTGTTCTTCTACCATTTCCATGTCAGTTTGCATGGTATCGTGCTCCGTTGTTGCGTGCTAATATTAGCAGATATTTTACAGTTGTCAACCAGCAATATTTTGCGCTAGATACTGTTGACGAGCCCACTTGTCCAGTTCTCGGATTTCCTGATTGTATTCTTCATCAGTGATTGCACCCTTGAGCAGCTGGCTATCCAAGCTGTTCATGTGACGCTCAACAACCTGTTCAATTTGATCTTCAGTCATAGTCATTGCAGTGTGCTCCGTTGTTGTCTGTGTATATTAGTTGAATTTGCGCTGTTGTCAACCGAAAACATAGTGCAAGCTGATTACCAGCATGTAGATCATGCCCGACAGCACAACAGCCATTGCTATGCCGCGGGCAGCATTGAGATCGTCGTTAGGCAGCCTCCTGCAAAGTGCCATCGTTGTGTGTGAAAATGCCTTCCATTTCCAGCCACATGTCCAGCTCTGGATAAGTACCGCGAGCACATTCAATGCCTGCAGCCCATGCAGCATTGCGAGACATCTCTTGCCGCACAATGACACTTTGATTGTCCCAGTATTCGCGCGTCATACCCGATGCAGCAAACCCCAGCTCTTCGTGTGCAATTTCCACAGGCTCTGTGCTGGCACTAGCATCTGCTAGATCTGCAGTTTTACGCTGTTTGGCAGTGTTGCTGCTGGGCACGCTGGCAGGCACTGAATCGCCCTGCGACAACAGCCATGCTTGAGCAGCAGGTGCAGACATGGGCTGGGGCAAGTCAAACAACTTCACTTCTGTGCAGCCTGCTTTGATTAAAATCTTGCTGCGAGCAGCAGCAGTGCCGTTGGCAAGACGCAGAGTCTTTTTGCCATTTTGCACACTGGTCCCCGCAACGGTGTAGGTACGATCACTCATTGATAGCTCCTTGCTTGCAGAATCATTATAGCACGATGTTTGAAATGGTCAATGGTTTTTACAACTCGTCGTAGAGCAATTCTTCTTCAGCTTCAAACTGCCACACTGGCACATATTCACCGTCATTGGCAAAGTAAGCAACTTCGATGACGTTGTAGCCACCTGTGTCGCGACGGCAGTATTTCTTTGCCCACGCAACAGATTGATCGCGGCTGTTGCAGCTGTAAAGCTCTTGCTCGTTGACATAGCCATAATCGCCATAAACAATATATTTCATGTTTTGCTCCTTGTTTGCAAGTGCATAATAGCACCAACACCTGCAGTGTCAACCAAAATCACACAGCCACAGCAAACTTGGCATGCCAGCTGCTGAGGAAATCTTTGCCCACGTCCAAGCTGACATATTTGCTGCCCTGCATGCCGTGTTCGCTGTAGCCAACATCGCTGCCGTCCAGCCCTATGCTGGTGAGGAACTCGCACAGTTCAGTTTCGAACTGGCTGTCAGTGTAGATCAGTCCCAGCTTGTTGACATTCCAGCTGGCAGTGTCAAAGTATACTCGCAGCTCGCCAAACTCAGCGTTGTCAGATTCATAGCTGACAAACAGTCCTTTGACAGTGACAGCACGTGCCGCACGGCTCCAGTAGCCGTCACCGCAGGTGTATAACACAGTATTAACGTTGATCATTGTCTTGCTCCTTGCTGGCTGGTGCATAATAGCACCAGCACCTGCAGTGTCAACCGAAAATCAGCAGTCGGGATCGAAGGATTCCCACTCCTGGGCCTCGCCCACATCCGGCTCGTCCCACTCTTGCTCGTTGTAGTATTCCTCGCAGGTGACAGCACTGTCGAAGTCATCGAAGGTTTCATCACGCTCCCAGCGTGCTTCGTATGCAGCATCAGCGTCAATGAAATAGTTGTTTTCCATGTTGCTTGCTCCTTGCTTGCAGACACATAATAACAGGTCTTGGCTCGATGTCAACCAGTTATTGTATGCCGTTGAATGCTGTCCACTTGAGTCCCAACTGCTTGGCAGCCCATCTGCCCACCGCTGCACCCATCTTCTGTGGCACTTTGAGGTGCTTGTAACGGGCAGCGACAGTCAGTAGATCTTGCTCGAGCCGGGGCAGCGGCACGCCACATTGTTCCATGCAGCTGCGATGCCATGCGTTGTAACAAGGCAGTATCTGCTCAGCTGCTGCCAGCTTTTCGCTATTACTAGTAGCACCCATGTTGCTTGCTCCGTTTCAACATCTGCACTATAACACGGCTGCAGCTTGTGTCAACCTTTTTCCATCTTACCCCAGCTGACGCTGCTGACATTCAACAGCAACATTTCATACTCACAGGCGTTATACACGCTTTGGGCCATGGTCCGGCTAACACCTTCGCGACGCACCACACGGCCGTCTACAAACTCAATCTGATAGAAATAGGTTTTCATCTCTAGCTCCGTTGTTTGCAGAGGCACAATAGCATGGGACTGATACAGTGTCAACCAATTTAATACGAGATAGGAGTCCTACCTTGCTCTACGGTGTAACCACGTGCTTGACACATGGCTGCCATCTTGTCAAGTCCCTTCTGCGTGACGCCGAATAGCTTGGCTCGACCTGCCTTACGCATGGTCAGGTATCCACGATCCACCATCTCGGGGAAGAGGACCTGGGTGAGACTGGTGTTGCCTCGTCCTGACGTGCCCCATACTCGCTCAGTCAGTTCAGTCTGAGCAATCTCACCAGCCTGTTGAACTTCGTAAATGACTTCTGGGATATAATCAACCAGTCGGCCCATTTGCATTGCTCCTTGCTTGCAGGGCTAACGTAGCACGCTAACCCTGCCGTGTCAATCAAAATTATGCAGCTTTCTTTTCCTCAGCCACCTTCAGCAGCTGAGCAGCGTAGACTTCAATGCGGCTCTTGCCGCTGGGTGTGACCACTCGCCACCAGGCCAACTGTTTTGGTGTGAGATCGACATAAATAAAACATCACCGAACAAGCTAATTAGGAGGTAGTTAAATGGCATATGTGTATCAACATACCAATCAAATAACCGGAGAATTCTATATTGGTTACCGTGCAGTACCAAAGAAACAGGATCTTCTCGAAGATTTAATGAAATACTTGTGTTCGTCACCAAAGGTAAAGGAAAAAATAAAAGCAAGTCCGCATTTATGGCATAGCACGGTATTGAGCATCTTTGATTCGATAGACGATGCTTTCTGGCACGAACAAGAATTGATTAAGATAAACTGGGAGAGTCCGTTATTATTGAACAGAACATATCATGATAAAGACAAGGGTCATGCGGTGTTTTGTAGGCAACATCCAATGACAGAGGATCATAAGAGAAAGATTTCTGTTGGTCTCAAGGGGCGTGTTAGGTCCGAAAGCCATTGTCAGGCGTTGAGTCGTGCCAATACTGGTAAGAAGCTATCTCAAGAATCAATTGAAAAGGCTCGAGCAAAAAATATTGGAAGAAAGCGCACACCAGAGCAGATACAACGGTTGTCTGATGCACAGAAAGGACATATTATATCAGAAGAAACACGGAGAAAAATAAGCCAGTCTCGAAAAGGACAACCTCAACCAAAAGGCAGCGAATCCTATGGGGCTAAGAAAGTGATCTGTCTTACAACGGGAAAGGTGTATGGATCGATTAGTGACGTTATAACAGAATTAAAGGTATGCCCGTGGGGTCTACGAAAGGTGATGAAAGGCAAAAGGTTATCAATAAAGGGCATGACCTTTGCCTATTTTGAAGAGTGATTAGTCCGTTTTGCAGGCAGCATTTTCTTTTGCAATCTTCAGCAGCTGAGCCGCATAGACCTCAATACGGCTCTTGCCGCTGGGTGTGACCACTCGCCAGTATGCAACTTGGCGAGCCGTCAAAAAGCCCGCACGCGCATAGAACTGTGCCATGCCAGTGCCCTTCTTGGCGTGGCATGGCTTGAATCCCTGCTCGTTGTGGTATTTGGTGACCTCCTGCTGTTGCTCATCCGCTGTTTGGCGGGCATTCAGTGCCAGCAGGGCACGTCCCACGGCTTGATCGTTGGTGCGAAGCAGTTCACGGATGGATTCTACGGTGTGTGCCATTTTCCAGCTCCTTGCTCTATGCCCGCATAATAGCACAACGCGGCAGCGTGTCAACCAATATCCTAGCCTTCGACGCGATCGAAGATCTTGATCGGACCACCATCGCCGCCGTGTGCACGCACCAGCTCGCCGAAGCGGCTGTCGCTGGTGTAGCCAAAGTTACCGCCGAACATGTGCCAGCTATCCTTGACAGCATCAGGCACGAGACGCAGGGTATTACCTGGACCCTTGGCCAAGCGGACGACGGGGGTATTGCCGGCTTCGAAGATCTCGGGAACTCCTGGGCCCACCAGCAACAGGTTCTGGGCATCCTTGCTGACCCCGCCATTGGTGCAGTCCTGGTAGCCGTTGCGATAGACCTCGACGATCATACCACGCATGTTGCTTGCTCCTTGCTCTATGCCCGCATGTTAGCACCACCAGCTGGCACCGTCAACCAAAAAGATACGTTGCATTCCTGCAACGTTGGCATCAGGTTTCGGCACTTTTGCGGCAGTGCCTGCTTCTCATGCCGTATAATAGCACATCGCAGCAGCGTGTCAACCTTTGCTGTCAATCGCCATACCGGTTTTTTAAGCGGCTACAGCCGGGTGATCACCTGCCCGCTACCCTAGTAGCGACCCTGTTGCTAGACCCCGCTGTAGCGGCGTTGTAGGCGCGTATTTTAAGCCGTTGGCATAAATAGGTGTGGCTCACGGGACTGCAATCCCCAACCACCCTATTGCCAAAGGAGGGCAACAGCACATGGTTATTTATAGCAATAACTCAACACATCTTACGGTCTATTATCTTTATGTGAAAACACATCTTGTAACAGGATTAAAGTATCTTGGCTATACAAAAGCTCAAGACCCACACAAATATCAAGGATCTGGAAAATACTGGCTTTTACATCTAGCTAAACACGGTGTTAATTACGACACTGAAATATTGTTAACCACAAGTGATATTAACGAGATTAAAACATACGGACAACATTACAGCTTTTTATGGAACGTGGTTGAAAGCGATAATTGGGCCAATTTGAAACCTGAAACTGGGAATGGCGGATTTGCTAAAACTAGAAAAGGATTCAAACTATCGCCTGATGAAATAAACAGACGTACTGCAACAAGACGCGCCAATAATTCGTATAAACAAACTCCCAAATCTATTGCTAAAATGATAGAAACTAAAAATAAAAATGGCACAGGAATCAGAACAGCAAGCACAGTAGAAAAGATCATTAATAAGCGCAGGTTAAACGGCACATATAAACAAACTTCAGATTCGATAGCTAAAGGATTAGAAACAAAACGCAGAAACGGCACAACTGGTAAAGGTCAAAAAAAATTGCCGAGCTCTGTTGCAAAACAATTAGAAACAAAACGCAGAAACGGCACACTTAATTCCACTACACAAGAATCAGTGGCTAAAGGATTAGAAACAAAACGTAGAAACGGCACACTTAATTCCACTACACAAGAATCGAGGGAAAAATGGAAAGAAACAATGTTAGAACGGTATGGGTCGCTTAACACCCATACTTTGGAAAGTAAAGCAGCAATATCAGCTGCGCTAACAGGAAAAAAATTATCTGCAGAAACTATTGCTAAACGCACAGCCTCACGTAAAGCAAATAAAATGAAAAAGTTAGACGATGTTTAATTTTTAAGTTATTCAAGTGTCAGATGGTAACGATACCCAGCCCAATATTCTGTTGCGACGCAAAGCTCGCCAACCTACACCGCGTTCCCAAACCAGTATGTTGCGTCGCGGCATGATCCTGCGTTGAGGACGTTGGTATACATAAGTGAAATGCCGTGTGTTGGTGGTTGCTGTCAGCACCCTGCTCTTGCCGTTGAGTTTGATATATTTTATCTTGACCCAGCCCCTTTTGAGAGCTGCGTCTAGAGCTCCACTTTCTAGTAGGAATTCTCTTGCTTGCATACTGTATTTAGTTATAGTAGGCAGGGTTATGCCAGCTTGATACCAGCAAAATTCAAACGTGCCAGCGGGCTGTCACCCCACTGCCAACCTTCCGGCATGCTGGTTCTAAGACCTAGAGTTTCGTCCAGCAGTTCAGCTTCACTGTTGGTAATCTGCACAATCATCATGTTGGCAGCAATCATTGCCGCAACCACGCAGGCAGGCTCTCCTGCACGAGTCAGTTCAATGGCTCTGTTGTGTATCATCACACAAGGCACCACATGCTCACGATAGCTGTCCTCGGCATTGTGTGCTAGACTTGATCCTATGGTGATCAAATGATCCACAGCATCTGCACACAGCATGGTGCGATGGTCGTCTAGCATGTATTGGTGCTCATTGTCAATGGCAAATCGGTATGCACCGGCAATCTTGCTGAAAATGGCAGAATCCGCTTGCTCACGAGTGAATACCTTGGTGGCAGTGCCACGCGACGCTGCCACTATAGCATCAATGGATTCTTCCATGGCAACGATTTCCCAGAAACGTTCTAGGATATCAAAGCCTTGCTCATAGGCAATGTTGATAACAGAATTCTTGCGATCCTTGATGGGAAACCCGTGAGCTTGCAATTCACGTTCCAGCACATCCAGTTCGCTTTGACTGCGACCGTAGCCAACGGTATACCATCTGGCTTTGATTTCAGTCTTGATGCCATTTTTAGTGAACATCACATAGTATGACCCACAGTCGCTGACACGTTCAGTGTAGCCATGATCAGCACAGCTGGACTTGAACACTGCAAATTCCACAGGCATTGTTCGAATCAGTTTCTGTGCCATGTTGTCCTATCTTTGTGTATCAAGTCAAGTGGTCCAACATCTGCTGATGTTGAGCTGGTTTAGTCCAGCTTCTCATTGTCAACGCAGATGTTGGACAGCACACAGTGCTGGGCTTACGGGCATGTCCCTGCCAGCACCAAAACAGTTTAGCCTTCTACAGTGCCTTCAGCAATGGCCATTTCACGTTCAATTTCCACACCGTGCTCTTCGGCAGCTGCCAGCAGTGCCGCAGCACCCGCTGTATCACCAGACTGGGCAGCAAAGAACGCTGCATCCTCAGCTGCCTGTTTGGCAGCGGCCTTGGCAGCTCGTGCCGCAGCCATGCGCTGGGTAAACGCAGCGGCCTTGGCAGCCTTTTCCGCCGCAGCAGATTGTTCAGCAGTGGGCGGCACGGCCTTGTGTTTGCCACCGCTGGGCAACACTGCATCAATGCCCTGGCTTTGCAAAAACGACACAGCGTCGCTTTTGGTCATTGGAGCAGGCAATGTCTGCAAATTGATGTCACTGTGCCCAGTCTTGATCAGTTTGTTGACACGCACTTTGACATTGCCTGTGGCAAAGCGATAGGTCAGCTGCCCGTTGAGCACGGAGGTACCAGCAATGGTAAACATTTTAGAGTTGGTCATGTTTTAAGCTCCTTTGTGTGTGTTGTGTGTTTCAACTTGGGTATTTTAGCAAACTCTAGTCCGTAGTCAACCGTTTTTTATTCTTCATCTTCCCAATCTGCCAAGCTGTCGGCAATGCCCATGGCCTCATTGATGTCCTCGGGAATGTTTTCCAACACCCAGTCAGCATTGGCAACAACATCGTAGTGTTCGTCACCACCGTTGCTGTAGCTACCACAAAATGACATGCCCGGTTCCCAGTAGTAGGCAGTTACTTCAAAACCCAGTTCCAGCATTTGGTTGTAGAATGCAATAGGCGGTGCCCAAGCAGTGTCAAAGAAAAACTCAATGGCAGTGTCACCGTCTGTGTAAACCAAGCTGTTGGGGTCATTGACATCCCATTTAGTTCCCCAGTTGTTGACTCGCCAATCATACCAGTTGGCATAGTCATACTTGTCAATGTTTTCATCCATGCGAGCTTGATGAGCCAGCTGTTCGGGCGAATCAGCAGTGCCAACGTGACCAGCAACAGTATCGATGAGTTCTTGCGGGCAGGGATAAAACTCCTGCATCAGTCCTGTGCCGTTGTAGGCATCAACTACACGCTTGATCTCTGCAGTATTGGCATGGACCAGCTTGACTTGATTGTAACACCAATTGGGCATTGTATTCACCTATCTTTGTTTGCTGTTTACCAAAACATAATAGCATTAAAACGCAGCATGTCAACCGCAATGTCAACCCATTGACACATCAACGTGAACGTCTTTGCGGCTCAGCACACCATTCCAGCCGTTGACAACAAAGCCCGGGCTGCAACCACAGCCGCAGCCTGCCTTCTGGCTCCAGCGGATGTCAAGGTTCTTACCATCTTCCACGCCCACCGCTTGCAGCACATTGGGCAGCAGCCGGCGGTACTCGTTGTAGGGCCGCGTGCGACGGTTTTCCAGGTTCTCCAGGATGCTTTCGCCCCGGGGCCAGAAGTAAATGCGCGATTTATTTGCAGCACGGCTGCTGACATTGTTACGATGTGCATACAGCTTGGCAGACTCAATTTTGAACATTGCAGTGCTCCGTTGTTTTGCCCTACAGCCGCATAATAGCACACTATGCGGCTGTGTCAATGGGTTTTTTCAGCGAATGCGATAGATATAGCTGTTGGAACGTTTCATATAGCAAACTTCATACATGCCCAGTGCTGCCAGCTTTTGATAGAGAGCTTGGGTTTTTGTTCTGTTTGCGGGCCAATTGCCAATGTTGGCAACCTTCACCACCGAAAAGGGCTGTCCACGTCCGCCGCGATGATTGACATACACGTCAGACGTGATAGGAAAGAAATCAACAACCATCTGCTTGGCAGCATCGACACGATTGAGATGATCACTGTCAAAGAACTTTTGATGCTTGTTCACAGCTGAACGGCTGCGTTTGGCAGCATCCACGTAACAATGCACGGCTGCTGTGTGCGAGGCAGCAACATTGCTGTCACTGACGACTTCAGTATAACTAGACATGTAAGGCATTCCTTGTTTCAACATCGACATATTAACACACTATACAGGCTTGTCAACCGGTTTATGTCTCGGCAACAGAATCTTGTTGCAGACCAAATACCTGTTGTTCGGTAAAACGGCCTGACAGCACAGCTTGATCTTGAATGGCATCGATCAAATTGAGCAACCCGTCTGCCTCCTGACATTGGTGTTGCCACAACCAGCTTTTTTGTAGACGCAGCAATGCCCAATCAATGCTGATGTTTTCTAGGTTTACCACTGCTGTAACTCCTTGCTTGCTGTTGGCATACTAGCAGCAATGCCAACAAAGTCAACCAATATCAGTCAAGTCGGCTGTTGGCAAATGCCTTGATATCATAGCGGCGAAGCACATTGGCATATGCCTGTGCACCGGCTTCTTTGATATCCACGCTTTGCACCGGAGAACCACTGGGGTTCCACAGTTGGATACCACCACCATACTCTTTCTTGAAACCCAGACCGGCAAATTGCTTGCCCAGCCGGGTATTCATCTTGACACCATACACTGTGACCCACGAGAAGCCACAGGGATAATTGTCTCGTCCACCATTGTTATCCAGAGCAGACTTTGCAGCAGCACGAGCAGCAACCAACGCTTGGTTGTGGATTTCAGCCAAAGAGATCTTCAGTTCCATTGCAGTTCTCCAGTGTCGATGAAGGTATAATAGCACAGTTATCAGGAATGTCAAGATAAATTATTCAGCAGGAAGCCAATTTCCATATGGTTCGCTGTTGCCAATGAGATCAACAGCATAGGTGATCTGTGCCTTGATGCTGGGCAGCAATTCAATTCGTCCATCTTGGCGACAGCTTTTAGCCAAGCGAGTAAAGGCACGAGGTTCCAATCCTGCAGCGCGAACATTCACAGCACGCAAACGACCGCGCTCATAGTTATTTTGTGCCCATACAGGCCAGCAGTCATAGTTGGGGTTCCAAGGACGCTGTTGCCTGGCATCCTCCCAACCCAGGCGAACATATTCCAGGGCCTCAGGCTTGACCGCTCGCTTTCCCGAAAAATAGGCATTGTTTGCTGACATTGATATTCTCCTGTGTTGATAAGGGCATTATAGCCGATATTTTCAGATTGTCAAGAGGTCAATGACAGCACCAATGCCTTTCGATCATTTTCTGACAGGCATTTGGCCGCTGTTATCATATCATCCAGACTCAAGGAGGTGGTGCCTGGGGACGGAGCATTGTCTTTGATCACATCACTGCCACTGATCACATCACTGCCACTGACCACAGCCGTGCCACAGACCCAAGCCCGGTCTTTGACCACAGCATTGTCAGTGACCCAAGCCCGGTCTTTGACCACAGCACTGCCACTGACCACAGCACTGTCAGTGACCACAGCACTGTCAGTGACCCAAGCCAGGTATTTGACCACAGCACTGCCACTGACCACAGCACTGCCACTGACCACAGCACTGTCAGTGACCCGAGCATTGCCACTGACCACAGCATCGTCGCAGACCCGAGCATCGTCATCGATTTGAGCCTTGCCAGTGATGCGAGCATTGTCGGAGACATCGGTAGTGCCAAAGACCCGTGCATTTACACCCACATAGGCTGTATCTGCGACATGGGCGGTATCAGCCACCCAGCCGCCACCCTTGGAGTGCTGATGAGCAGCAACAGGTCCATTGCCATCTTCAAAGTCAAATGTGTTCATGAGTTCTTGCTCCTTGATTACCTGTGCATCATAGCACGCTAACCGGGATAATGCAACTGATTTTTCAGTTTTCGAGGTTTTCATCAAAGATCTCTGTGAACTCACCGGCAAAGAGAACTAGATCTCGTGCTGTGGTGAATGTGTGCTCAGGGCTGTTCCATTCACGACAATAGTCCAGAAAGGCCTGCTCTGTGCCAAATTTAGCCACCGCTCGGGAAACAATAGCGCAGATAAGATCTTGATTATCAAGAATTTCCACCTCCCCTAGGTCAATGGGGTGGTGGTAATCCCAGATCTCAACCTGATAGCGTTTATTCATCTGCTCTATTCCTCAGTTGGTAGGTGCATTATAACACCTAACACCTGTGTGTCAAGAGATTTTTTGTGGTTCAAACAAAAATTCTCGTGGACAGAACCAGTCATCTTCAATTGCATGACCGATTGCGTCAATATATCCAGTCGTCCTTGTCCACATCATCATCCTCTTTGTCTTCCTCAAGGAACTCATTGGCCTTGGCCATCAGCTGGACATCGCGATCGGTCATCCGGTTGAGGCAGGCTAGGATAACCTGATCCCGGTCCAATAGACCATCAGCGACGGCCTCCAGTATCTTGTTGGTGTATTGGCGACAGGGCACATAAACCATTGGCACTTCTCCAGTTTTGGTAGAGGTATAGTAGCAGATCAATCCCAGTTACGAGTTTGAGTCTTACGATTGTAAATGGTTTTATCACGCACAATGCGCGGTTTGAAGTTGGCGTTGCAGCACAATGCCTTGGCAACAGGATTGCGCTGCTTGGGGGCTTTGACGGTCAACTTAATAGCAACCTTGCTCATTTGCTTGCTCCTTCGTTGTGTCCATATATTAGCACATATATGGACACTGTCAAGCCCCAATGGCTAAAAATCTGCGGAAAAATCTCCGTTGGGTTTGATCTCCACGTAAACCAGTCCTTCGCTAGTAAGACCTTCGTGGTCATCCCAGAACTCGATGTTAAACACTGCCTTGCCCGAGGAGTTGATGTGAGAGAAGCAGGCATCATCTAACTTCACTCCACTATACCCGCTTTGGTTGAGGATGTTGGTTAGGGCGAGACGACCAATGCTGTTGACATTGATAAAGTTCCAAGCGTTGATCTTGCTCATGTGCTTGCTCCTTGTTTACAACCGTATATTAGCACATATCCCTGCAGTGTCAACCTTTTATGCAGCTCGTGTATGCTGGTTTGGCAACACTGTGGGCGAATTTTCCGGCATGGGGCGTCCATGGGCTGCAAAGCGGCAAGAACGATCAATGCGTCCTAGACCGTTTTTAAGTGTGTAGACAGTGCCCTGCTGCACCTTCTTGTGGCGTATGTTGCTGACGGTGACCTTGTGCCCGCCGGTGCTGATGTAATCCCAGCTGCCGTTGGCATAAGTGACAGCATAGTCATGTCGGGCATTGCCGTTGCCACCCAGAGCAAGACACACGCGACGCCAGCCAGCATCATGATTCTTGCCCAATTCTGGGCGAGCATAGCAGACGAGATGCCCAATTTCATGAGCAACTGTGTTGTCGCGAATGTCCTCGAAGTGGTCGCTGGCAATCAGCTCGCGATTGAAACGCAAAGTGTATACACGCTGTCCTGCACAATGCCGGCAGCTGGCCCAACCTGCAACACGACCGCGTAGATTAAAGCTGACCACAGGCTTGAGATCAACACCGTAAAGCAGCCGGGCCTTGTCCAGCACCTCAGCGGTTTTGTTGCGAATGGCTTCAAAACGGTTCAGTTCCATGTGTCTAACTCCTTGCTTGCCCATGCATTATAGCACATACCTGGGCATGGTCAACTGAAATAGCTGACGCGGGTGCGATCTGTGTTGGTAAAGCGAGCCTCATGGTCTTCCATGTGCTGCCCGTCGATGGGGCTGATGTTGATGCCAGGAACATGTCCTGCAGGCACTTCATTGGCAGTGAGATAGCGAAACCCGCGATAGTTTCCTGTGTCCAACAGCACATGCTCAATGGCCCACATGATGCCTTGACGCTGATCAGCACTGCCAGTGCTGCTGGCAAGTGTTTCGTTGGCACGATGGCGGAAATCGTCGATATTGAACGTCTTGCGCGGCATCCCAGCCTCCTTGTTCTGTGTGGGTATTATAGCACCAGCATGGGTGTTGTCAACTAATTTATATCCGTAGATACGGATGATTTGGATCAAGCACATCCGAAACATCTGTATTTGTTTCTGCCACAGGGTAATCATTCGCTAAAGAAAAGTATTCTTCTGTCTCAGTGAGATACACAGTCACATCGCAGTCAAGCTGGCTGCTGTCGAGCCCCGACAAGTATTCCATTAACTCACGATAGGTCATGTTGGCTGCTCCTTGCTTGTCCATGCATTATAGCACCTGCAATGATGATGTCAACCATATTGATTCACAGTTGCTGCCCATCACCAGCTGGAATGGTACTGGAAATCCCAGCTGGCAAGATCCTCGTTTCCGAGCAGCTCGCGGATGCGATCCCGCGTGTAGGCGGTCTGCTCGTGGTAGTATTCCACATACTTGGGCCGCATGCTGCCCATCTCAGGCAGGGCGGCCTGGATGGCATCGGCAACATCATCGTCCTTGCCACGGTGCTGAGGACCCCAGCTGGTCCAAAGAAAGCGGCGAGCATTGAGATACATATCCAAACCCATGATGGCCTCCTTGTTGCCAGCACACAATAGCAGGTGTGCTGGCGTTGTCAACCGATATTAAACAGCAATGATGTCTACATATTCATAAGCAGTGGCACGTAGATCATCCGTGATGAAATCACGCCTCATCATCATGAGATTGGCATAGTGCCGCAGAGCTCGCAGTTCAATCTCGCCGGCACAATTCACTGTATTGTTGCGATGTGCATCAGCTATGGCACGTTTGGTATTGCGTATGCTGCTGGTGAGCACTGCATAACGACGACGCCACTGTTCTCGAGCACGAATAGCCCGGCTGTGTGCTCGACGAACTTCTTCACTTACCCGATTTGAATCTGCAACAATTGAGTTACGCATGATGGTGTTTCCTGTTGTGTTTGATGTGTTCTAGCATAACACTGTTTGTACCAGCTGTCAATGACAAACTGATGCAGAGACAGATTTTTGTTAGGCTTCTTGGTCCTCAGCTTTGGCCTGCAACACATCTTCCACCAGCACCCAGTTGCTGCCGCTGCGTACCATCCAGCGACCATAGTGGAAGATGTAGTAGTATTCGGCACCACAGTCAATGCGGAGGAACGCATCAACGCTGTGGCTGTGCTCGGCATCGACCGCAGTTTCACCGCGGTCCCGGCCATAGGCCGTGCACATCTTGCCGTAGAGCTGGTTATACTTGTCGTAGCCGCCCGGAAAGTCGTGCGTGTCAAACGGATGCTTGACGCCGATCTCCTCGCCCAGGCTGCTGAGATCGCCCAGCGCGATCAGCTCACGCACCTTAGCTTGGTCTGTGTAGTGTTCGACCAGCAGCCGGCCATTGTGTTCGGGATAGCCATCCCAGTGACAGTAGATCGAATCCACAGTGTCATCAGCATTGCGGATGCCAATACGGCTACGTGTGCCCATGTTGCTGTTCCTTTGTGTGTTTGTGTATAATAGCACAGCCTTGTTATATGTCAATGGCAAACCGCTGCGGGGACCTAGTTTTGTTTACAGCAATGTTGCTGAGGTGTTGCTCAAGAGCTGTGCATGATGTTGCCATCAGCAGCATTGATCTCATAATCAGCCTGCAGTATCTTCCAAGGAATGGAACCATCATTGTTTCGCCATTGGTGATAGTAGGCAGATTGTGCTCGGGAAAACGAATCAAAGGTCATTGCACAATTTTCTTCGTCGTTGATGAGAATGTAATACATTGTCAAGCTCCTTGTTAGTACCAACTGCTAACCGCTGCGGGGACCAGGTGTTGATGCTGCGGGGACCAGTTGGATAGTTACTCTAGTTTTCAGCTGACATGCGTCAAGTATCAGCTGTGATGTGCGTGTCAACTAGATTGACACTGTGTGCAGACGTATCAATGATGCTGACCTTTGACTGTGTAGCCAACTCACTGCTGTCAACCTTGTTGAACACTGTTGGCAACCGTGTTCAACACCTCTACAACACTGCAACACCTGCATGATAACATCATTGTCAACAGTGTCAACATGTTTGACACTGTGTTTCAGTGAGTGTTGAGTGTTGCACCAAGCTCACGTGTAAGCACACGCTCACGTGCATGTGCAGGAGCCTTGCCACGCACCACTTCCAATGCTTCTACACGAAACGCATCAGCACCGTGCAGTCGCATGGCTTCATACAGTGTCCATGCTTTGTTTTCGCTGCGAGCACGATAGACATGCTTCATCCAGCGACGATGCAGACTTTTCTTAACAGGGCCGGGATCCTTGACAGTCACCCCCACATACTGTTGCCCATCCGGAGCAGTGAGGCAATAGATGATGTGATTGGTGTCTGAACGACGACGTCGACGGGTTGCTTGAGCTTGCATGTCATTGACCCTTTGCTGACCACGTGTTTGTTGTAGCACAAACAACTGTGTTGTCAACCGTTTTTCTAGCACGCAACTGCAACTGTTGCACCAGCCTAACAGTTACGCAATTGCTACAGTTACGCAACTGCTACAGTTACGCACTCATAATTGTTGTGCAACTGCAACTGTTGCACAACTGCAACTGTTGCACAAACGTGATTGTTGCTGTTGTGCAAACATTTTCACTTGCCCCAACAGTGCCCTATATTTTGTAAAATGCAAATGCAAAAACAGCATAGCTAAACAGCAAATTTACTGGTTGACATGCGTGTTTATTTGTGCTAGCATTTTTAATTACACAAACGCAACAACAGGCTCAGATTTCGGCTGTTACGCACTGCTTGTTGCTGTTTAACAAGTGCATAATAGCACAAGCAGCGTGTAGTGCAAGCAGCAAATACACATAGCAGCCATGCACAAAACGCAATTTACAGCAGTGCGTTTTGTGCTATTATGCACTTGTTAAACAGCAACACGGAGCAACGCACATGCTAAACGCTACTATTGCACAAGCTGCTATTGCTGCACATGCTAACAATAATTTAATAACAGCGCAACAAGTTACTGCACTGTTACAAAACGTGCACGGCGTTACATTTGCTACAGTAACGCAAGTAACGCCTGTTGCTACTGCTGCAAAGTATAAAAATGTAAACATTGTTAAAGTAACAGTTGCAAATGTGCAACTGTTTAACAATGTTAAACAATTTAACAATGTGTATGCTGCTGCTGTTAAACGTAGCGCAGCACAAATTGTAACAAACGACACACAAAATGTGCAACAGTTTGTTACAAAAGAAACATATTACATGCACACTGCGTGCTTTAGCGTTGTGCAGCACAAAACAAACGGCACACAATACTTGTATTGTTTGCTAAACAATAACAATGCTAAAAGTGCATATTACATTGATGGACAATGCGTTACAAAAGAGCAAGTTGCACAATACTTGTCTGCAAGTGCAGCAAAAAACTTGCTTAACGCAACAAACACAATACACAATATTACAAATAACATAGAGCACACTGTAAAAGTGTTTACGCCCAAATTGCAAAATATTGTAAGCATTGTTGCACAAAAGCAAACTGTGCAAGTGTAAAAACTGCATAGCTGCTATGCACAAAACGCGCTAGCAATAGCGCGTTTTTTGTGTGTGTTTTTTTGTTTTGTTAGTGCAACAGCGGGCATAGATTTCGGCCTTTACGCACTGCTTGTTGCTGTTTATGTGCGTATAATAACACAAGCAGCGCATATGTAAAGCAAAAAAACACGCTACAGCAAGTTTTTTTGCTGCAAGCACGCTAAACATACTGCAAGCACGCTAAGCACGTTTTAAGCACGCTACAGCGTGTTGTATGTGTTGTTGCGCTGCACTAGCTGCTTGCTACTTAGCACGCTGTAGCACGCTTAAAACGCTGCTAGCGTGCATGTGCTGTTTTTTATTACACAAGTGCAACAGCGGGCATAGATTTCGGCTGTTACGCACTGCTTGTTGCTGTTTAACAAGTGCATAATAGCACAAGCAGCGTGCAGTGCAAGCAGCAAATACACATAGCAGCCATGCACAAAACGCAATTTACAGCAGTGCGTTTTGTGCTATTATGCACTTGTTAAACAGCAACACACGGAGCTTACTGCTATGTATGTTAACGAGTATACAAAAGTTTGCAACATTGCAAACAACGCTGCTTATGCAGCTATTGTTGACATTGTGCAAGAATGCATACAAGACTATACAAACAACAGCGCAAGCACTGTGCGCGAGAAACGTGCAGACACTGCATATGCAAAACGCTGCTTAAAACAGTTTGCTAAAACGCGCGACGTAGACGAGCTTGTTAACAGCATTGCACAGCAAGATTCTTACGTGCGAGAGTATTATGCTTACGTTGTTAATAACTTGCAAACTGACTATTACATGGGCGAGTGGGAGTAAACGCAAGTGCAAAGCTAGCATAGCTGCTATGCACAAAACGCGCTAGCAATAGCGCGTTTTTTGTGTGTGTTTTTTTATTACACAAGTGCAACAAACAAGTTAGATTTCGGCTGTTACGCACTGCTTGTTGCTGTTTATGTGCGTATAATAGCACAAGCAGCAGGCACTGCAAGCAACAATTTTGCATAGCTGCTATGCACAAAACGCGCTAGCAATAGCGCGTTTTTTGTGTGTGTTTTTTTATTACACAAGTGCAACAAACAAGTTAGATTTCGGCTGCTACGCACTGCTTGTTACTGTTTAACAAGCACATAATAGCACAAGCAGCAAGCACTGCAAGCAACAATTTTGCATAGCTGCCATGCACAAAACACAATAGACAACACAGCAAAACATGCTAATATGCACTGGTTAACGCAACACACACACAGGAGACACACAATGAACGCAAGCATTATTGAGCGCATGGGCGAGTTTGCTGCGACGACAAACAACGATGTGTTGAGCGTGCGAGTGTCACGCATTGTGCAGAAACTGCACAACGCAGGCAAACAGTTTGAAACACGCTACACACAAATTACAGCAGCGGATCGGCGCATTATTGCAGTGTTTGAACGTGCAGCTGCGGCAGCATAGTTGATCACAGACAGCTGTGCAAGCAACAAGTTTGCACAGCTGTCATGCACAAAACGCAATAGACATCACTGTGTTTTGTGCTAATATGCACTGGTTAACAACACAACGGAGTCGCTACAATGCACAACACGCTGTTTGCCACACTTCGTTACAAGCGTCGCCCCATCAGCAACGCTGTGATATGCCTTAAATTGCGTGTCAGCTATGCACTGCCTGTGCACAAGTATGCGCTGGAAGAGCTGGACGTCAGTGACTACGCAACACAGCAGGACATTAACACAGTGCTGGCCAACTTGCAAATGCAATACAAGTGCAGTGATGTGGAGCTGGACATTAAAAAAGATGTAGCAGGTTTGTTGGAACGCAACGGCAGTTAGCACTGCCAGGGCAGCAGTGCAAGTGCAAAAAACGCACTGCTGCCCTGCAATATTGCTGGTAGACGCAGCATGTAGATGTGTTATTATACGGACATAGGAAAACACAACACAGGAGCTGACCATGGAAAAGCTGTTTACTGTTGCTGGTACTGCCGTGTTTGATGGTGTAGAATCCTTCCGTGTTGCCACAGGCACTGTGGCCCGACGCACATACAAGCTACGCTATCACGGGGCTGAGCAAGTGCATTTGCAAACACTGCCCGAGCCAATGACACGTGTGCAAGCCATTGCTTGGCTGCAAGCTCAGCAAGCAGCACAAGTTGATCCTGTTGCTGCAAAGAAGGCAGATTTTGTTGCACGCATGGCAGCGGCACGTGCTGCCAAACGAGCTGCGGCGGTGGCTGCGGCGGCCAAATAAATCTTTGGTCAACGGTAAGAAAGTGGTAGACAGTGTTTATGTCCGTGTGTATTATACGGACATAGACACAAACACAAGGACTTAGGCAAATGGACAAAGCTACTGCAAACAACGCTTTGGCTGGTTTGGCAGGCGGCACCTTCGTTGGGCTGGACTCGCTGACGCAGGTCAAGCTCAAGGGCGGCAAGAAGAATCCCATGCAGGCACGTGTTACCAAGCTGATCACAGACGCACAGGTGATGTGCTTTTCCAACAGCAATAGCAACGCCTACGAGAACATGGTGCGGCGTCGCTTGGCAGCTGAGGGCAAGGCAGCCAAAGACTTTGTTTTGGGTCCGCGTGCCTGGGGTGAGCGCATTCCAGGCACTTGCTTTGTGGAACACTGTGGCAAGCAGTATCTGGAAGTGATCATGATGCGTGCCGGCAAGTCAACCTATTTCCTCGACGGTGTGGAAATCAGCAAGCACGACATTGAAGGGCTTGACGAGCCCACTGTCAATCCACAAGCTCAAGGCGGGCTCAGCGAAGAAAATCGTGTGCAGATTCGCACCTTTGCGCTGGACAGCATTGTTGCCTTGCGTGCCAACGGACAGGAATGGAAGTGAAAAGCCTGCGTTAAAAACGCAGGGCTGCCGCACTAAAAGCGCACTTGACGGTGCGCTTTTTTTGTGTGCTGATTTTTGTTTTGTTGCTGCAACGTTGGGCTCAGATTTCGGCATCTGCGCACTGTTGGTTGCTGCTTTATGTCCGTATAATAGCACACCCACTGCACAATGCAAGCAAAATCTGCACATAGCTGACATGCAAAAATATTGCTAGACCACGCATGCTTGCATGTGTTTTGCGCGTGAATGTGCATGTGCGTGTGCATGCTGCTACAAGCTATTTTAAGCACGCTACAGCGCGTTGTATGTGCTGTGTGTGCTGCACTAGCTGTTATCGTTGCAGCATGCTGTAGCAAGCTTAAAACACTGCTAGCGTGCATGTGCAGTTTTTTTGCTAGCTAGCATATTTTTCGCTTGCATTGCACATGGCAAACAGCTAAAAGCAGCACATGCACAACGCAACACACAACGCGCTGCTAGTGCATAACAACAGCACGCTAACGCTGTAACGCTACTGCTCTTTTACAAGCGAATAGGGGTATGCAACAATGCAAGTTGTCACCAAAGACGGGATCGTCGACAAGCACGGCAACGTGTGGGCTGATGAGGAAGACTACTTCGTCAACACCCATGAATACAATGTCGACTACAGCGATGAAGTGAAAACTCGCGAAGACTACGAAAACAAGCAAGAGATACTGCACGATCGCTTTGAAAGCTTGTGCAACTACGACACAAGCCGCGATGTGGGAGCTGTCATGCTTTACTATCGCAACGGCAAGATTTGCGGGTTTTTTGACTACGAGCGTTTTGTCGGCTACTACGAGTAACACCGACGACAGCGCAAGCAGCAATGCTTGCGCTGTTGCCATAGTTGCCGCCGGGCACGCTGCTGAAATGTCAACCGCCAAAAACCCCCAAAAAACCGCCTAAAAACTCGGTTTTCGCTTGTTTTTTCAGCGATTTATGCTATTATCACGGCATAAACAACGCCACAAGGAACAACACCATGCGCGATCCCAACACCGTTTACCTCGTTGGTCTCAGCACAGGCAAGCCCTGCTCTCGCACCGGAAACAGCACCGAAAACATGTCACTGTTGCTTGACTGTGAGGTGATGGTGATTTCCAACGTGCTGATCGTTGACATGGATTACGAAAGCATCCAAGAGGCATGGCACGGCAACATGGAGTTTGAGGACGACGAACCTGACTACCAGCTGTTTGAGGTTTCGGAAGCCGAGGCGGCCCGGCTGTGGGCCCGTCGTTTTGAGTTTTCGGACCAGGACGAGATTGATCTGGCCCTTTGTGAGAAGGCCGGATACAATGCCTACGACGACGGGCTGCGGATCACTGACAATCCCTACGACGAGGTTGACGAGGAGTGCTCTCACGAGCACTGGCGCATTGGTTGGGAAACGGCCTACGAACGAGCGCTGGGCAAGGAATACGACGCTGAAGAAGAACATCTGCAGGAAGTGGCCGATGATGCTGCCAGCACTGCCACGCTGCTGCGCTGGTTCCACGAGCAGCAGCATGCAGACTGATCTGTGGTTGACACCACAGGTCCGGCCTGTTATATTGACTCTGCAAGCAAGGAGCCAATCACATGCAATTCTCCAGCAACAACTTTGCCTATGACGGCCATACCGGTGTGTTTTCGGCGGAGATCAGCGAGCTCAGCCAGGGCGGTCAGCGCATGATCTGGCACAGGTCGTGGAAAGATTCTGCTGACTGCATTGACATCGTCAGTGCCCGCACAGGTGAGACGGTGCGCTATGCCATCACCACCACCATCAGGAACTGTGAGGGCGATGTGCTGAGCTGGGAGCTGCTGCCGGTGACCGGCAGCGTCGACGGGGCAGAAAAAACCCGGGTGAGGATCTATAACGATTGACCTGCACCAGCAGGCATGCTAATGTGTTGGTCAAGCGCAAGGAACCAAAACATGTTTGACATCGACAATGTCAGCCTTCCCAAGTGGCCGCAGATGCGGGTCTAGGGTCGATATCTATCCGTGGAGCTCGAGGGGGGAAATTCCCATGCAGCATGACCTTTTGGTCCGCTGGCATTGGAAAATGCATCAGTGGCTGCTGGAAAATATAGGCCAACAAGATCACAGGTGGACAAGCGAAACCTGGCGTACCAACGGCGAATATAATACCATGATGGGGTTTCGTTACATCAAGGATGAGGTACTGTTTGTCATGGTCTGGGGCGACCACTGCAAAAGCCTCCGCCGGGTCAGCGGAGTTTTTGACCAACAGCATTTTGAATATTTCTTCTAGCGTTATTCAGCACATCCTTGGATCCTGGAGATTGATCACATGGCTCACAATGACGTGGTACGCTGGCGGGCCTGCCATGATCAGCTGCCAGCCAGGCTTGACAGCACCAAATGGTTCTATGACTATGATACATACCTGTATCGTTTTGCCAACCAGGAAGACAGGGATCGCGTGCATCATGAGCTGACCGAGCTGGGATTGGTATGCAAGCTGGAGGAGTTTGATCCAGAATGGTTTTGGACAGAAGCGGAGTATCTAAAAAACAACTGAATCCGCAAAACATTGGTTGACACCACAGGCCCAGACTGTTATATTGGCTCTGCAAGCAAGGAGCAAGCGACATGGAACAAAATCTTCCTTTTGTGTTTGACTTGTTTTTTTGACATCAGGACTCGCGATCAGTTGGTGCCGGAACTGGCCAGCCTGCTATGCGTGTGCGAGACATCCGCAGCCTAATGGCTGACCATGCTGTTGAGATCACGGCTGAGCAGCTGGATTTGGCGATCTCCAATGCCTTTTCCAGTTGACATCAGCAGTGGTAAACATCAACCTATCACATCACTCTTGCGGGCTGCCATGACCATACTGAATGCCTTTAGATCCCTCAAGGTCATTGACAAAGACACACTGGATATGCTGAAAAACATCAAGCTTGGAGATGTCGACACCATCATACAGCAGGACTTGGGCGCTGCCAGCCCAGCTGTCTTGCCCACACCGGAACTGAAAATCGATCTTGGCTTGGATCGGGCCAAGACAGCAGTGCCTGTTGCCAAAGATTGATCTAGAATACTATAAAGTTAATATTTTCCAGTAATATCAATACCTTCGCCATTATTCAAGGTACGCAAAGCTACTTGGCCTAGATCAGTAAGTCGAAGACTGTAGTTGCGACCGGTTTGGCCAGGGTC